GATTGAGCGACGTCTGGTCGGATTACACCAGGTGGACTCCCACTAAGACTACCGAGTTCAGGATAGACAGTGTTTTGATGGTTTCACACGAAATCAGAATGTCCTACAATAGCTACCCCAGTTTGGAATTTATGGCGGGAGTTGTTATGGGAGCAAAAAGCAAGCCAACCTATGGTGATCTCCTTAGTATTATGCACTGTGCCTTAGAGGTGGTAAAAGAAGACGGTGAATGCACAGACGATACCATTTTCGGAGGATGTGACGTTAGGGTCAGTGTCCACAAGAGATTGTGCGGCGCGAACTCAGGGAAGAACGAATCTGTTTTCACAACCGACGTTTTTGGGTACATTGGGAAATGGATCGCTCACAAGTTGGAATTATCTATGCTAGACTTTATGCTGGACCCAGTTTAAGGGATAGCATTAAGAGTAGCATGTGGATTTGGAGCAGGTTTACCTGTAGTATTTTCGATGTTTCCAGCAAATCCTTTGATGATCACAATGCTTGCTGGAGCAGTAATAACTGAAGGGTGCTCTAGGATGGTAAGGTATGTGTTTGCCCCGAACGTGAACTTGGCAATCGACCACCACGAATCCACAGTACTGCTCAACCTTGGAGCTATGGGATTGGTGTTCTACGTGCTTCGGCACATATTGGTCACAGACTCTGTGAAGGGCATGTATCAGTTTATGTCTGGCTTTGAAACACCCGACGATCGTATCAAAGCGGTGCGGGCCAAAAAACTACCAGAATCGTGGGGAAAACCTCTGTACACTGCGGAAGTCAAACTTTCCCAAGAGTCTTCCACATCAGTTGAGGATCACCTGGTCATGAAGGTGAGTGAAAACTTGTACTCACTATCATGCAACGGAAATAGAGGTACTTTGCTTATGTTATGCCCTGATATTGGATTTGTCCCAAACCATGTTGCCAAATTATTACACGGCAAAAAGACACATGTTTACAAGCGCGATGGGAAAGCAGGGTATTCTGGCGAAATAGAATTAGATTATGATTCCGGAATAGCTGATCATGTTGGTGACACATGGATAGGACCAGTTTTTGTAGGTTCTCGGGTGCGCAATATCGTGCCTTACTTTCCTACGAACAAGCCAAGTGGAGCCTACACTGGAAAGCTCCTAAGACCTGTTAATGGAGTCGTGGTTTCAACAGGTACTAGTGGTGATTATGGTGAGACTTGTATTCAGTCCTATGAGAAGTACTGGGCCTATAGGTATGAAAACCAAGGAAAGACTTACGATGGAGATTGTGTAGTCCAGTTATATGCCTTAAAGGGAAAAATCCTTTCATTGGTGGAATTCACACCGGATACGACGCGTCCGAGGCTAAGGTGGCAGTGTCTGTCACAGTTTCTGCTATTAGGGATGCGATAGTGAGGTTAGGTCCTTTGGTGACGGAAAAAACCATGAAACCTGTGGAATATGGACCAGTCGAGAAGCCTGGAGCTAAACACTTCACCAATTTTCTCATGCCCAGTAACGTAGTGTTACATCAAGGGAACAGCGGTGTTACGAAAACAGAGTCTAATGAAATGGTCGAACATAGTCTGAAAGACCACGTTCCAAGACATTCAGCACTGCACGACCCTACGTTGGTTTTGAGAGAGTTTGATAGGACGGATTATCACAACTATGTGAACGCTTTTGGAGCTGCTACTTGCGCCATGCCACTTAAGCTGTTGCTCAGCGCTAAGGACTCATTGTTAGAGCACTTAAAGAAAGGAGTCGCTAGAGAGATGCGCCCTATAACTTTTAGACAGGCTGTGTATGGCATAGATGGTGTATTGGATGGCATGCAGTTGAACACGTCAGCTGGCGTGACCGAATGGGGACCACCCATGTCTAAGCACGCTCTCTTGCAATTAGTGCCCTTCGAGCAGCTTGAAGAAGCAGGAGCAAGGCGTATAGAAGATGCCAAGCAGGGCATAGTGTCTGGAGACGTTGTGGAACACTGTCGAAAGGGTGGAGAATTAGGAGCTGAAGGAAAGTTGGCGAGGAGCATACAATGTGATGGATTTGTGGGACTCGCTACAAACAAGCAATATATGGCACCGATAAACGTGTTTTTCATGGACAATTCTTACAACTTAGGTTTCTTGATGGGAGTTGATCCGCAAAGTAGGCAATGGGATGCGTTGTATAAGAGATTTAGGTATTACGACACCATGCACGCAACCGATATAAAGTCTATGGACACCAGCATTCAGCGA